TATGAGTTTAGTAGATAGAGTGGTCAGGGAGACTTGGCCACTTGTTAAAAAGAATTTTGGGAAGAATAACGATAGTTTATATAAACGGCTATCACTTTGAATTGACCCAAAATAACTATGGGGTGGTTTTTATTTTCTCTCTCTTTAACCACCCCTAGTTTCTAGTAATATCAAAATGTTTTAAATCAGTATCTTCGTGAATTCCTGTATAAGAATATTCGTAATTAATTAAATCAACATCACTTCGTTTTTTTATTTCTTCGACCATATCATTAACTTTAGTGAAGTATGGAAAAGTATCTATGAATCTAAAATTAACATAAGAACCATAAGGATTGTTATTGGTTTCTAATTGTAGTTCTAAATCTGTTATAACGAAATCAACTTTTACTTTGTCCATTCGGACACTATACTATTTCTTACGCATGATGTCTGCACCTTTAAGACCATAGATTGCAGAAACTACTCCAATAAAAATAGCTTGATACCAATAAGGTAGATTGCTAAAGTACTCGAAAAAAGTATCTAGCTTATTACGAATTTCTGGATCGTCAGAAAACACAGACCAACCCAATAACAAAATAGGAATAGATACGAGAATAAGAACAAACTCGTCCTTAAATCCATTGTCATTACTTTCAATAACTTTTGCTTTATATTCAATCTCGCCTTTCGCCATCTGCTCTGCATGACGCATTTGAGCATCTGACAATAATTGTTTTGTTCGTTGTTTATTTTGGTATAGCTTAGCCCCTGTCTTTACACCCAACGATAATAAATTCAACCACATTTTATTCTTTCTCCAATAATTCTATCTGCATATCAATTACATGCTTTGCTTTTTGTAAATCTTTAATTTGATCTTTTTTAGATTTCCATTTTTTATCATACCTAGAAACATATTTAATAACATGAGTTTGACATGCATTTAAATTGTTAGCCATGCAATATTCTAAAGGCTGTATTTTAAGGCTTTTATAGTGATCTCCTGATACTTGTTCAGAAAATGCAGAATTATCGCTGTGCGTGGCTCTATGGCTCTTTAAAAGGGTCTTTTTTAATGTATTTGAGGTCATACTATCTTCTTAATCCAATTACCTTGATTGTCAAGCACCATAGGGAGTAATCGTGGCACACCATTTAAGATTATTCCACAACCTAAAATAAACCTTGTTCTAAAATTTTTAGCATAGGCAAAAGCCATATTTTTTTGGTCGATTAAACAACCAACATTCATGCCAAAGAATAAATTATCAGGATTAGCCCACCAAGATATTACAAACTTTGTATGATAGTGTCCTTGAACACAACTCATGCCCATAGCTTGACTTGTTTTTAATACATCGGCACTACGACCATGTGTGAAAAAACATCTTTGTCCATTTCCCATTGTAAGTGTTAAATCATCTATCCACTTCCATTTTTTAGTTCCTAGAAAGTCTCCATAATCTCTTAAAAATTCTTTACTCATTCCATATTTTAGCGCTCGTCTATAAACTAAGCTAGAATGGTTACTATCTACTTCTGTTACTTCTGGAAATATATCTTCTAATTCTTTTATGTATTTTCTAGCTTCTTTTAATTCGTGTCCAGCAGAATATAAATCAGGGTTACTATCGTGCATTGATATAGCATGAAAATCTAAGCTATCTCCTATGTTAATAATTCTATCTGGTTTAAATTCTTTTTTAATTTCTTTTAAAAAGCTAATCGCATCTTTATGATGGTATGGAATATGCATGTCGCTAATAACAAGGATTCTCTTATTCATACAATTATTGCTTGTACTTTCTTTTTTGCTTTTTGTAAAGCCTACAGCTTTTCTAACAAAACCATAATCACATAACTCATAGCACTAATTAATGAGCCTGTGCATATTAATAAAATTCTTTCAAGTCTTTTTACTTTTTCTTCTATTACTGAAATTTTTTGATGAGTTAGTTTCTGCATAATACGACAAAGTTTTTCGTGAGATTCTATTTTTTGTAATGCAGATTTACTCATTAGCTTTGAACCACTTCCTCTAAGATTAATTGGAATCCAGCAGAAATTGATGTTGTAGCATCTGCTTTGGCTCTTATCTCTAAATCTGATTTTTCTGATAAAATTTCTGGTACTAGATAGTCTTTTCTAAATGGTGTTCCAAATGAAGTAATTAATGATTTAGTTTGAAAAGTATTTCCATTTAAAGGTCTTTGCATAAATTTAGCCTCAACTTCTTTTTGCTTACTTGTTCCAACATCAATAGACATTAGAAAGCCACGATAGTTTCTGGGAATTGAATAAACAGCTTGAAGTGATTGTCCATAACCAACATCAACTACTGAAACAGCTATTGAATTAACTGTTGTCGTAATTTTACCAACATTAACAACTCCTGTATTAGCATTTTCTAATACTGATCTAAATACTCTAATAAAAGATGTAGTAGAAGCTGAACCACCTACTGTAATAACCTCATCAGCTAAATCCCAATTCGAATCTAAGCCATAAATATGAAGTAAGCTATCATTGTCATCTGTAGAAGTAGATGTTGCAACTGCTGTAGTAGGAGTTGTAGGGTAAGAATAAAGACTACCATTTTCCCATATCGTTTCGAATACTGTTCCTACTGCTGTGTTGTATCCAAATTTTTGAACTCCTGAAAAATTAGGAATGTTGCCTCTTTGAATAGCAAGTCCTAATGGCATTTGTGTTAGATGGTTTATACTCATTTTTTCTTTCTTGGTTTATATTTTTTTATAGCTTGAGAAATGAAGATGTTTTTATATAGAGAAACCTTTTTGCCAAATAGCTTGTCAGCCTTTTTCTTGCTTGATTTATATGCACGGCTTTTCTTATTAAAAGATTTAGGTTTTCCTAATCTCTTTGGTCTAGCTTTAGCATATATAGGTTTCTTTGTGGCCATTACTTCTTCTTCTTTTTAGCTTTTTTCTTTTTCTTCATTGGTGGACGACCTCTAGTCTTCCCATAAGTTCCTTTTCCCATTGGCATAATTATCTCCTATTAATTAGTTAATTTTCCACCAGACCATTTGGCTTCTGGTAATCCATTAGTATATGATTTTCCATCAAATGTTAATACTTGTTTTCTATTTGAGCCATCTTTGTATGAAACATGAATCCACCCACTATTAGCTTCTCCTGTGTAATATTCTAAGATCAGTTGGTCAAAGTCACAATGGTTTTCAATCCACAAAGCTACTTCAAGATTAGAAACTCCAGCTATTTCAAAATCTGTTGCGTTACCTGTGGTATGTTGTGATGTTTTTTTACTACCTATTGCTTCGCATAATTCTTCTGATCTATAACCAGATGTAATAGTTACAGGCTTATCAAACTTTGCTCTTACAGGTTCAAGCACTTCATAACAGAGATCGCCTAAGTTTTTAATCTCTCCACTACCAGCTTTATTCTTTATGCCTTTTCTGGTAGCAGTTTGACTTTTTTCGAACTCCTCAAGTGTGAAGTGCTTTGAAAGATTCATGGTAGTTATTTAGCTTCTTCTTTTTTTTCTTCTTCTTTAGGTTTAGCTTCTTTGAATTTATTAACCCAAACTTCTGCTAAAATATCTAAGTCTTGAATTTGCGAAAGAAGATTATTTTTTGATTGTTGAATATTTGCAAGTTTGCTAACGATTGCAACTTGTTCGTTAGACATTTCTTCCTTATTATATTCTTTACCATCAATAGTTATATCTGCCATTACCACTCCTTTGTTTTTGATGTCAATGCTGGGTTCTTTTGTTCTTCGATTTGTGCTGACAAGTTAGTTTGCATATCTTCAATCGTTGTATCTTGGTTTTCAAGAACACAATTTTCGCAATGCTCCTTAGTCATACTATCGAAATCCATACCATCTGAACCTGCACAAGAGCCATACATAGATGCAGAATATTCTCCATCTACTGCTGTATATCTCCAATGTATTGTCTTAACTACATTCTCTGAATCTGTTTCAAAGTTTGGAAAAGACCATGTGTACTCGATCATAATTGTTCTCCTTATATGTTTTCTTGGTTAGCTTTAAAAGTTTCATAAGCATCTTTAACATCTTGTGTCCAGACTGCGTT